GCTTAACGAGAAACGAGTATTCGAAATGCTCGGACTTGAATATACCCTGTGCAGCCAGGAGACAATCGTACATCCTGAAATCAACTGTTGGTCAGGTTCTCCTGATGGAGAGAAGTTCGATGAAGGTAAAACAGTAATCGATTTCAAATGTCCAATAACTCTGAAGTCATTCTGTCAGTTGGTTGACCCTGTACTGAATGATAAAGGTGAAGTGATACACAAAGCTCTGACAATAGAAGCCGTTCGAGAGAATCATAGAGACGGTGAAAAATACTACTGGCAGCTTGTTTCCAATGCTATACTGACCGGTGCAAAGTATGCAGAGCTTATAGTATACGTCCCTTATCAAAGTGAACTTCAAAGTATACGCGACTATGCTGCCAATCTTGATGGAGATCAGCGCGGGTACTACTGGTTGTCAGGTGCAACTGACGATGAACTTCCGTACCTCATTGAAGGTGGCCTGTATAAGAACATAAACATTATTCGGTTTGAAATACCTGAATCAGATAAGCGTGCGCTTACTGGCCGCGTGCGTGTAGCATCCGAAAGACTAATTAAAGTATAGATATATGTCACATACAGCCCCTACAATATCAATGAACGGTCGTGATTACGACTCAATGCTGAAGGAGATAAAGGCGCACATCTCACAAGAGATAAAGTCTATAAAGAATATTGTTGTAGAACGACCTCTCGATTACCAGGGTGCTGCTGACTATCTCGGTATAAATATCAGAACTCTTCACAGACGGATAGCACAAGGTAAGTTTCCAGAGGCGTTGATACATCGCAATGAAGGAACCACATACTTTCTTCCATCCGAGTTGCATGAGTTCATTAAGAAGTCATAGTATGAAACGGATCGAACCTGGCACCGGATTACTTGTAGCTATATGTATCGGTGCGCTTTCTTCACTGTTTTTAATAATACTAACACTATTTATATTCTTATGAGTTTCGCAACACGTGTCAATGCTCCTGCAGTTCAATTCGATGTTCCTTCTTTGATAAAGTCAAAGCGTAGAATAAAGAACATGGTGAAGCTATACCAGAAGCAGATACGTGACTCGAATGATGAGAAGTATATATACAGCAAGAAGCAGAAGGTTGAGATACTTAAAGAGATTTTAAAGACCTATACCCAACTACTCGAAGAATGACAACCCTTAACAGCGCTCACAGCTTTACCGAAGGCTCCGAGCTACCTCCATACAGAGGTATAAAAGAAAAGCTCAAAGAACACCTTGAAGCAGGTGAAAGTATAACACCCATGGAAGCGCTAAAACTATTCGGATGCTTCCGACTCGCAGTATATATCGACCGACTGCGAAAAGATGGGATGACTATACACACTGAAATGGTAAAGGAGAATGGAAAGCAATTCGCGAGATATTCAATATAAAACAAAGACACTGTGAGCAGGCGGCTCACCGCATATCCCAACTATAATTTTCACCGGGCCTGTTAGGTGGTCCGGTGATACAGCAAGGTGTCGGAATTGGTAGACGACATCGTAGCGAGTAGTCCGAAAATGTAGGATGAGGCATGATAGGAAGACGTTCATGCAGGTTCGAATCCTGCCCTTGCTACTACCCATATTTTTTAATCATTAGAAACCACTACTCACAACGATGAACTATCAAAAGTTTATCGAAGGGAAGATATTGTCTTCACCTTCGACTGGATTCAAGATATCGCCCGATGATTTACACCACAGTCTCAAGCCACATCAGAGAGATACTATACTGTGGTGTGCGGAAGGTGGAAGACGAGCTGTATTCAAATCATTCGGATTAGGTAAAACACGCGATCAACTGGAGTTGATGAAGCAGATAACTACCTATATGCATTCCGAAAATGTATTTGGTCTGATTGTTTGTCCTCTCGGTGTTCGCCACGAATTCAAGAAAGAAGCAAAGGCACTCGATATGGAAATCGAGTATGTTAAGTCGAACGAAGATATACTCAACAGAAAGGGTAAATATCTCATCACGAACTACGAGAGAGTTAGAGATGGACAGATCGATCCGAGATCGTTCGAAGACTTAGTTTTCGTTTCACTGGATGAAGCATCCGTGTTGCGCAGCTATGGCAGCAAAACGTATCAGCAGTTTCTTCCAATGTTCGATGCCGTTCAATTCAAGTATGTATTTACTGCAACTCCATCCCCGAACAAGTATAAAGAACTTATACACTATGCCGGATTTCTCGGAGTTATGGATACCGGTCAGGCCTTGACACGATTCTTCAAACGCGATAGCACGCAAGCCAACAACCTCACACTACATCCGCATAAGGAAAAAGAATTTTGGTTGTGGGTGTCAACCTGGGCGCTGGATACGACCTTCCGCCACTGAAGGTAAACTATCACAGAATTGATTTAACTGTTGATGACGTTCTGATTGATGATCGGGACAATCAGACTAAAATGTTCCGTGATGTTGCTATCGATTTAAAGTCCGCAAGCAGAGAGAAACGAAACAGCCTTGAAGAACGGGTAAACAAGACCTTAGAAATCATTTCTAACGACTCGCCAGATAAACACTGGATTGTGTGGCACCATTTGGAAGACGAACGTAGAGCGCTTGAGAAGGCCTTACCTGACCTGAAAGCAGTATACGGTTCACAAGATGATGAATTGAAGGAAAGTCTTTTGTTGGACTTTGCAGAAGGTAAATATAGGATCATGGGTGCTAAGCCTGAAATGGTAGGTAGTGGTGGAAACTATCAGAAGCATTGCTATGCTGCCATCTTCATGGGCATTGACTACAAGTTTAACGACTTCATACAAGCTATACACCGACTGCAAAGATTTCAACAGACACACGAAGTAGAAGTACACATACTATATACCGACAGCGAAGAGAACATCTTGAAGGTACTCCAGGAGAAGTGGCAACGTCACTATGAGCTACTCGATACAATGACCGGCATTATAAAAGAGTTTGGATTGTCGCACTCGAAAACAGAATCACTGAAGCGCAGTATAGGTGTAGAAAGAAGATTGATAAGAGGCGAACATTATACCATAGCAAACAATGATTGTGTGCTAGAAGCGAAGGAAATCGCTGACAACTCAGTTGGAATGATTCTGACATCTATTCCTTTCAGTAATCACTATGAGTATACTCCTTCTTACCTCGACTTCGGGCACACAAATAACGATGATCATTTCTTTTCACAGATGGATTATCTGTCGCCCGAGCTATACAGGATCCTTCAGCCCGGCCGTGTTGCTGCTATACATGTAAAGGACCGTATACTCTTTGGTAATGTCACCGGCTATGGTATGCCGTCAGTAAACCCGTTCCACATGAAAACAACATTCCATTATATAAAGCACGGTTTCATATACATGGGGATGATTACTATCGAGACTGATGTAGTTCGCGAAAACAATCAGACCTATAGACTCGGTTGGTCTGAGCAGTGCAAGGACGGTTCAAAGATGGGTGTTGGGTCACCTGAGTATCTTCTTCTGTTCAGAAAATTGCCAACTGATACCAGTCGTGCATACTCTGACTTTCCCGTTCGCAAATCAAAGCAGGAATATACTCGTGCCCGATGGCAGATCGATGCGCGCTCGAAGTGGAACAGCTCGGGCAACAGACTACTGACACCTGAAGAACTTTCGAAGTCAGATGTAGAGACTGTAAACAAGTACTTCACTCGGCTGATGGAAGATAAGGTATATAATTACCATGAGCATGTATCTATAGCTGAAGCAATGGACACAGCCGGCAAGCTTCCGTCAACCTTTGAAACTCTTAAGGTACCAGGACGAACCGAAGAAGTATGGCATGATGTAGTTCGCATGCGTACGCTCAACAGCAACCAAACACAAGCGCAAGAACAGAATCACATCTGCCCTCTACAGCTCGACATTATTGAACGTGCTATATATCGATGGTCGAACGAAGGTGATTTAATCTTCGATCCTTTCGCGGGCTTGTCTTCTGTCGGATATGAAGCGATCAAGCTGAAAAGAAGATTCTACGGATCAGAATTGAATCCTGAGTACTTCCGCTGTGGAGCTATATATCTCCGAGACATGGAGTATAAGCAATCTATACCTACCCTATTTGATGAATTAATAAACCAAACCGCACAGTAAATATGAAGAAGCTACCCAAAGTTACCCGCCTTGCAGCGAAAGGTAAAGGTGCCTATTCATGGGACAACGGATGTATAGCATTCGGTGATCCTATGGAGCATGCAAAGAAAGTTGAGACACATCGTAAGCGGGAAACGCTACGATGGCAGGAAACTAAGAAGTCAAAGGGAGAATTGAAGAACAAGCAAAACTTTCACCTGAAGCATGGCTAAGGATCCGAGATTTAA